GGACTTTCTAGTACAGTAAGTGCCGCTGCTACTTCTGCAGTAATTATAACTTCATTACCATTTTCATCTTGGCGAACCTCAACAGGAGTTTCTGCTGGTAAATCTTCATAAGTTAGTCCTGCTTCTTTAATTGCTTCAGAAGTCACTGCTTCTTCACCTGCAGACTCAATTAAGGCTTCTGCAACTAGTTCTCGTTCTGCTTCAGTAAACTCTCCATCTTCAGATAATATTTCTGCAAGATTAGTTACTTCTTCTTGAGTAATTTCACCATCAGCATTTAATGATTCAAGTATTTCCTCAGCATCAGACTCTGATAATTCGCCATCATTAGAGAGTTCATTTACTATAGACTCTTGTTCTTCTACGGAGGTTTCAGATGAATCATCAGGAGTTAATTCAGGCTCTGGAAGAGGCTCAGGAGCGTCTTCTAGTTCTGGCTCAGGAACAGTCTCAGGTTCTGGGGTTGGCTGTATCTCTTCTTCAGCAGGAACGTCAGGAACGGTTTCAACAGGCGGTTCATCAGGTAATGGTTGAAAATCAGGAACTACTACAAAGACTGGCCCTGGTTGAGGCTGAGGAACAGGTTGAGGTTCTGGAACCTCGGGAATTAAACTAAGTGCAGAATTTAATTCTGCTGCTTTAAGCACTAACTCTGATTGAAGAGTTGTCTTCGTTGCTGCTGCTGTATTAAGTGTGTTAGTTAATGTTGTAATACTTGAACCTAATACAGTATTAGCAGAGTTATTTAATGCATTTTGAGTAACTACTGGAGTTAGACTTTGATTTAACTGTGCAATAGTTGCATTTGCTGCGTCTACCGCTGCCTGAACACTTGCTGTGCTGGTATCTATAATTGGAGTGAATGCAGGACCCTGACTTATTTGTCCAGCAAATCCAGAGCCTGTATTTGTATCCTCTATAGGAGTTACAGTTCCATTTGTTGTTTCTCTATAGTTAAATCTTGCCTGTTCTGGTATTGGTCCAATTGCAGTTATATTTGCTATCCAGGCACCGTCTGTTGGGTTCACATCAGCATTAAATCTTATTTGAACCATTTGGGTAGAGGCATCTTGCTGTGGATAAGGTCTAACATCCCATGCAATATCTAGACTTGATCCAGTTGTAGCATAGGTAATTCCTGTTCCAACACTCCATGTAGTCCAGTCCCACCCAGCAATAGATACTGATGGAGCATTTGGTGTTTGATAATAAACCCATCCCTCATCTACGCCAAAAGTTATTGTGGCATTTGATCCAACATATACGTTGCTATAAAGAGTACCGCCCATTAATAAACTAAATGGAAGATTCATTCTTATTCCAGCATCATCAACTCCAGCCAAAACATTTGTACTTGTTCCAATTGTTGCTTGCAAATTATTAACTGCTGTTTGAGCGTTATCGATAGCAATGTTGGCTTGAGTTAATTCTGTTTGTGCAGTTGTCTGTGCTGTTACTGCCTCTATTCTTGTTGTAGTTACTTCAGATATTTGAACTTGCGCCGTTGATGTGTCGATACTAGTTATAGCAAGTTGAGCATCTACAACAGTCTCTTTAGCATCTTGAACTACCTGTGAACCTTGATCTACAGGTGTAACAGTTAAATCAATAGCGTTTATTGTGGCTGTTGCTGTATCAATTAAAGCAACACTTGTTTGTGCAATTATTACAGTTGCAGTAACAGTTTCTACTGCAGATTGAGCCTGAATTAATTCCGTCTGTGCTATTGCTATTGTGGCTGTTGCTGTATCTGTAGCAGCAATTGCTTGTTGAACCTCTGTAGTTGCTGTAGCAAGTGCTGAGTTAACTGCCTGTTGAGCAGGACTTACCACAACTTGCTCTTGATTGTCCTCAGCATAGACCTCTTGAGACATGCCAAATACAAGAAAGAGAGTAACAACTCCCCCACATAAAATAAGTCTTCCAGTATTACGTACTACAGATAGTGCTGCGAATGGACGCAGTTTTGTCAATTATTCCCCTCGGAATGTTAAAGCCCAACTATATTATAGCGGCTTCCAATTTCTATTTATGATTAACTTACTTGCATTATTCTGAGAGTTAACAGATTCTCCTTGTACACCTTTTCCAGGTGATGCCCAAGTAACAATACTTGGATTTGCTTTTGATTTATAACCTAAATTAGTATTAAAACTAAATTCTTGTTTTCTATTTTTACGATTTGGATTTATAGTTAAAGGTTTACGATTTAATTGAGCCATTAATCTAATCCTCCTACAAATCCAGCAGCAGTTCCACCATTTCCTAATCCATTTATAATAGATGCTGATTTTCCATTTTTATTTAATCCCTGTTTTCTACGTGGAACAGTGTTTTCACGAGGGTCTGTACCAGCAGCCATTGCACCAATCATGTACGGATAGTTAGCAAAGTTAAATCCTGCTCCTGAATAACCTGACTCACGTTTACGACCAACTCTACGACGTTGTTTTTCTTCTGCATTTTCTGCACTGTTAAATTGAGAAGATAAATTACCTGCCATTTGACTCACTCCATATCTTCCATATGTACCGCCTGGTCCACCAAATATTCCTTTTCCAGTACGGTAGTAATCACTGCCTGCCATAGTTAAACACTCCGCTAGGATCAAAGACAACAACAGATTGTGAAACTAACTTATTACCAGTTTTTCTAGCATGATGACCACAAAAATATAACTCTCCACTTGCCAGAGTTGCTCTCACCATTGCCTGAGCCCCACATTGATCGCAGCGGTCAGTAATTTCTATTGATTTGTGCGTCTCTAAAATGGTAGGCATGACCTAATTATGCCCTGTTTACCAGGTAATGTATACTCATACCAGGAGGAGTAAAAATGAAACTACTAGAAGTAATTAAAGCGTTTTGGTGCAAACATGTTGTTACTGAAAAAAGTTCATGCCCATTTACCGCTAAAACCTATGAAACATGTGTTGACTGTGGTCAGATGGTTTCAGTAATGACCACCCATTCATAATGCCACTGTACTCTTACACATGTATTGATTGTGACATTGATTATGAAAAAGAGCGTAGCATCAATGATCCAGAAGATAAATACTTCTGTGAACAATGTGGCTACGCTCTAATTCGAGTTTACTCTCCTGTTACAGCCGTTTTTAAAGGCGGCGGTTTTTACAAGACAGACAATCGTTAGTTGTAGTTAGGGTCGTCTAACTTTGCTGCAGGAACTTCTTCTGTAACTGCTTCTGTAACTGATTTAACTTCAGCAACATTAGGTGTAACTTCAGTAATAATGTCGGTTACAGGAGTAGCCACTGCATTAGAGTTGCTACTACCAATAAGAAGACCAGCAAGTGTTCCTGTAATAAAGGTTGCAACACTGCCTAACACATTGAAGAACATCTTATCATTTTCAGATTGTCCATTAATTGGTTGTGTAACAAATATAAGGGCATACATAATTCCAACAGCGGTTATAAACAGAATAGAACCTAATGTAATTCCTAATATAAATTTTAATCTTGCATCTAAATCTTGAGGTGTTAATTTTTCTTTAGCCATTTTGTGTTCCTTCTGTTTCTTCTCGACCAACTAGATCTTCTGGACATGCCCCGTTGGCTGTACAGATTGGTGGTTTGCACTCTGCATTTTCCCAATTTGCAGGATCTTGACAAGGATACCTGAAGTGCCCATCATAACCACAACTTGAAAGAAGGGCGGTCAGAATCATCGTAAAGAATACTTTTTTTAGCATAGACCAATTATCAGTCCTGTTGGATACCTAGTCTTTCTAAATACTTCTCTTTTTCGCTCATTAGATACTCTTCAATACGCTTATATTGAATTTGGGTCTGTTCTTCGGTTGCTTTTATCTGTTCTTCAGTCATTTCTCCACTTAGTTCTTTAAAGGTTTGGACAGCAAGGTCTAATTGATTTTTAATTAGGGCTGACCGTAATTGAGCCTGATTCCAAAGGAATTCAGCCTGTTCTATTTTTCTCTGTATTTTTTTACTTTGGGTTTTAGACATTCCCAGAGCCTACCATAAATTTAGATGAGCAGTTTTTGCGTCCTCATGCTCAGGAGGCTCATATTAAGTTGTAGGGGAATACTACTTAATAGTCTTAAATCTGTACTTCTTAGCCATAGAGTTATATTTGGCTTTTAGAGTAGCAAGTACTTTATTAACGGCAGCAAGGGCCGCAGTTAAATCAGCAATCTGCTTGGCAGCAGTTGCGGTGGCTGAGTCATAGGCTGCTTTATCAGCGGCACGACCAACCTTCTCTGCTGCAAGTGCTGCTTGAACTGCTGCTAACTCACCTGCAAGATCACGGATAGCGATGTTCTTGCTAACTGATCCAACAGGAGTTGACATACCAGCAATTGCAGTAGCAACAGTTGCATAAACAATTACAGTAACTTGACCTGCTAATGGAATTGCTACATCAAATGTTTTAGTTCCATTTGTTGCTGTAACGGTGTCTGTTGTTAAAGTAGTTGCAGAGGCTGTAGACCCATTGCTTACAACAGCATTGATAGATGCTCCACCTTTTAGATTTCCAAATACATCGTATCCAGTTACTTTTAATGATTGAGTACTTCCAGCCGCTGCTGTGTCAGGTGCGGTTAGTGCAATTGCATTAAGAGCACCAGCAGTTCCTTGCACGTAGTATGTAGTTGTATTTCCACGAATAGTTACAGCAACAGATCCTACCGCAGTTGTTTTTGTATAAACAAAAATATCAGCAGTGGTACCAGTTCCTGTACCAATAGAAAGACTTGCAGTTCCAGAGGATGCAGTAACTGGAGCAGTAGAAGTTGCTACGGCTGGTACTAATGTTGCATTTGTAGCAACAGCAGTAACAACTGTACCAGTATCTAAACCTGTTACAGCAATTTTTAATGCATCTGCTAAATCAACGCTGTTATCTGCTGGAACAGGAAGTGTTACAGGAGCAGTTGCCGCTGTGCCTCCAGTTGCTGCTGATCCGTTAACGGTCAGAGTTAATGTATTTGCATTTGCTGATGGAACTAAAAGAACGGTGCTTGTCAATGCTGCAGCACTAACAAGTGCGATTTTTTTCAGTGATATCACTTAGTTGTGTCTCCTTAAAATAGGCTCACGATGGAGTCTTTAAATACCTTATCTTCTTACATCTAATAAGACACTGAAGGAGTCGAGATGTTGTTAAAAGTGTTAAAAATAGTAAAAGAGCAGTATCTATAATAGACGCTGTTATTTTAGTATATGTTTAAATTTTTATCAGGAGTAACTTTTATAAAGTGTGATGTATCCCACAAAAGTTACTTAAGTTGTTCCTTCTCAATGTATGGACCTGAAGTAAAGGCTGTGAGTTTTGCAGCAATCTCCATAGCCTTCATTGGTTTAGCACCAGCATGCAGAGCACCTAAAGCATATGAAGCCCCAGAACCAACTGCATAGGTTCCATCCATACTTCTCATAACAGCCAAATCTTGATCAATATCAAACAACTCTCCACCAACAGCCATTAAGAATTGAAATCGTAATCCTTCTTTAGATTTGTCGTGGTCCTCATTAAAATCATATCCATTTTCAGTTAAACATTTTCTAAGGGAAGGCATAGCCTTTGCAATCATAAAGTGATAGACATCTTTAGAATCTTTGGCAGTTAATTTTGGTGGATTCCAAATGTGTTGAGCAATATCGCAAGGAGAGACCTCTCCAGAACCAGCAATTATAAAATCGCCACGTTCGGTAACTTTTGCCATTTGTGGATGTCGATAGATACGACCACTCTCATCCGTTACTTGATTATCTGCAAGTAAGATGCAGCGATCTTCGTACTGTACTCCGATGATGGTTGTCATGGGCACCCCTTCAATAGAAAGCCCCCCAAGAATACCAGATGGTTCTTAGGGGGCCATGGGGGTAAAATGTCCAGTTTATAGGAGTTTGACCAGTTCTGCCCAGGTCTTAGGACCAACAATTCCGTTAGAGTCCAAATTGTCGTGATTGTCTTGGAATGCAATTACAGCCTTCTTTGTGGCTGGGCCGTAATCCCCATCAGCCATTAGACCAAGAGCACGTTGAACAACCTTGACGTTGTTCCCTTTACTTCCAGGTTTAATAGTTCCTGGGAAAGTTGGTGTATCCGAAACAGGTACGCTTGCTTCAACTTCATTACCAACGTAATTAGGGCGACCAAATCCAACAATAGATACCATGACCTTCTTTTTATTAGATATGTAGCCACGAACCTTTTTACAAACTTCGCCACCATTTCGCTGATCACCTTTTGCAGTTCCTGCAGTATTGCCTTCAATACAGGTAACTGTTCCATCTCCATTGTTAGATACAACAATACCTACGTGAGAAATTCTATCTACACCATCTCCTGGAAAATCAAAATAGGCTATGTCTCCTGGTTTTGGAGAGGCATCTTTTGCATCTACCCAGGTGCCCATCTTTCTAAATGCTGTTGCACCTGCCACAGTTGAAACTGTATTAGGAACCTTTACACCTGCCTGATTAGCACACCACATAACAAAAGACCCACACCATGGTAGGAAATCAGCCTTGGTAAACTTACCGTACTTAGTCTGGTTATCTTTTGGACCTTCAATAGTGCCAACTTCTTTTTCTGCAACCTCAATAATTGCTGCTGCTGTGCCTTTGTCTGCCATCTGGCTCCTTTCGTATAAGGCTATTGTTGCAGTGTGATAGGTTTGGCACATGGCAAAAATAGTAGAACTAACAAAAGATGAAATTAGAATCTGTGCTCAATTGGGCATGGAGCGCTGGCTATTAAAATGGGGCAGTATAGACCGCCCAAACTATGCAGAGGGCAAACGTCAGGGTTGGCTTGAGTTTGAACTAAATGCAAATATTAGAGCAAATGTCGCAGAGTATGCGGTGGCTAAACTTTATAAAATGCCCTGGAACGTTCCTTGGTATACAAATGAGGAGCATAAGAACCGAATTAACCACCCCGATGTTGGAAATAACTTAGAGGTGCGTTGCGTCAGAACAAAGGATGCAATACCTGTATGGAGCAAGGATGTGAATAAGAACGCCATAATTGTTGGCACAAGAATTCACGATCTAGAGTATTTTTCTTCAGTAGAGATATATGGCTGGCTACCAGTAGCAGAGTGTCAGAGAGATGAGTGGTGGTCTCAAGAGAAGTCAGGAAATTGTTGGAGAGTTCCAGTAGAGGAGTTTAGGGATTCGATTCCAGACGACTCATTAATGTCTTTGCACGTCTAGACGGCTCCTTAGTGAGGAAGCCCCTTCCCTTGGCTTTCTCATAAGGAACTGCGGTTGCAAATTGATCCGAAGTTGCATCAAGTATCTTGCCTGATGAATGCTTTAAGAACCAGTGACTAGTTCCTTCATGTTTAATCTGCATCGGAGTATAGCCAGCAGATTTACCACCTAGTGCGTGATAGACCGCCTCACTGGCGACGTAGCAGTGGCCAGCGGTCTTGCACTCGTGTCCACGAAACTTTGCACTACGTAGGTCATCAGTTAGATGCTCTCTAACATTAGTAACTATCTGGTGATCGTAGTTGTTCATTGAAACTGCTTAAAGTGTCCAGGGTGAATATTAGTAGGCACATACTCTTTGCCCATCTTCTCATCGTAACTTCCTTTATCAGTAAAGTTAGTTGTCATTGCTAGATGACCACCTTTAAAGTTTTCTTTTCTTTCACTTAGTCCTGGCTGACGATAAACTGTCACAGGTACATGAGAGACGCCTTCTGCCATTGCAGCCTCTAATCTATGATGACCCTCACCAACAACGCCCCACTTATTAGCGTGATCATATGCAACCATGATTGGATTATTAATACCTTTGCCGCTCTTAATGTCTCCTCTAATTCCAGCAATAACTTTAGAACTAGAAGGCTGTGCATCAGTACCTAGACGTCTATGTTCCATCAAAGGAATTAATCGCTCAGTTCTAACCATGCCAGTAGCACTCTCACTCTTATCGCCCTCAAGATGACCTTTACCGCCTGCTTTTCTTATCTGAACATTCTCAGGAACAGGCATATTAAATTGTCTTTGATTTAACATTATGCTTGCATCTCTTTAGGATTTTTATATGTACGTTTTCTTGCAGGACGTTTGCTGTCCTTACTTGCTACCCAAGAGGAGAATGTTGGAGATTCATTTCTTCTTAATCCATTCCAATTGCCTGTAACAGGATCTGCTTCAGGTCCAGAGATACCAGTAACCTTTACTTTTGCACCAGGTTTAACTGGAACTTCTTTTTCTGGACGCTTCATCTCTCTATCTCTTGAATCAACTTGAGCACGACTCAATCTCTTACTATCTGTCTCTACAGCACTAATAGGAACTTCGGCATGCATGACGGTGCCAAAAGATCCAGCAAACCTTCTTGCTACTTGAGGATCTGCTGACCAATGCATTCCAAGAGGTGCATCCTTTTTAAATTTACGAGTTACACCACGATGTACTTGAAAAGTTAATTCTGACTGATTCCATTGTTGTTTAGATAAGTTATCTTGAGCAGCCATTATGCTTTCCACTTCCTTGGTGGAGTGTATGTGCGTGTGCGATCTCTCTTGTCACTTAACTTAGTAACAGCAGTTACGTGCACGGTGCTGCCCTTCTTAACAGGAACTTCATTCTCCCAATACTCATCGTAGACTTGGTTCTTCTTTAATACATCAGGACGAGTTTCACGACTCTTTTTAGCCACCTGTCCTTCAATTACAACACCAGGTCCACGCCGAATAGGATTTCTTGCAAAGCCGACGGCTCTCTCTGGATCCTCTGTCCAATGCATGCCGAGGGGTTTTTTTACATCGGTAGTAAAACTTAAACCACGATACAGAGTATGAAATTGTTTAGGAGATAGATTATTCATCTTCTTCCCTTGGCTCAGATCTCTTAGGCTTTCTTACGTTGTAACCTAACTTTGGTCCTTGCATTAAATCTTTAATTCCTTCAACACTCGCCATCTGTGTTTTATTTAAATTGTTGTTTACCCATGCAGAAATATAATCAGCACCGCCTTCTTCATTTACATCTTTAACTTTAAACCTTTCCTGGACGGACTTTTTTCCGTAAGAAGATCTAGAGTAACCACTCTTTGAAAAAGCCTTCTTCTTCATTTCTTATCCTTGGGAGTAAAGTGATCATGAGGTTCACCAATGCCAAATTGTTCTTGATCATGTAAGTGTTTGTGAAAATCAAGGCGAGTCTTATGTGAGCCATCTTCATTGGGTGTAGACATAAATGCATTAGACTCTTCAAAAGTCATGGCATGCTTATGATACTTAAGGGAGTGCCAGTCAACTTGCCACTTATCTGTTGGATGTGGGATCCACTTCTTATTACTCATATAGACATCCATCCCGCATACTTAGCATCAGGATTATCTATATGCCATTGCTTCATTAAGTTGTTTTGTTTATCCCAGTTAGTGTCGTGAGTGTTGAGGCCGCACTTGGGGCACAAACTTACGCCCATACTCTTGTAGACATGCTCACACATGGTCGTCATGGGTTCACCTGTCTCTTTGCTACTAATTCATCAAAATCTTTAATCTTCGTGCCACCACCATATGTCCAAGCATAACCTTCATTAATTAACCTCTGATTAAGCGACACATCTGATCCGTCTAAAAACACCCAACCTAGTATACGTCCGTACTTCTCTGATGAGTCAGGCTTCTCCGTCTTGATTACTACGTCTTTTGCCGCCGCTAATTCTTTTTTAAGTTTCTCTTTAACCTCCAAGCCGAGGGTTTTTTCCTTTGCATTAGTAGTACGACTCTCAGGTGTATCTATACCTGCTAGGCGCACACGGGAGAAGAAGGAGATAGAGAAACCTAAATCAATATCAACATCGATAGTATCGCCATCAACTACCTTAACAACTTTCTTGACACGGTACTCATACATTATTTTTTAACCTTTGGTCGGTATGGCTCAAGACGTGATTTAACTGTGCCATCCTTTCGCATGATGACTATCCAGCCATCTTTAATCTGCATCTTGTTAAATGGCTCGTTACGTGAATACTTGGCGCTCATGCTTTTGTACTACTTGCTGTATTGGATGCCTCTGATGGAGGTGTCATTTGCATTGCAACATTTACATACATCTCTTTTGGCATTACCTTAACTCCAAATTGTTGCGGAGATAAATTTTGGGCGCTCATTTGTGTTCTCCAGTAATCATAAACCCGTGAGGGGAGGAATAGAAGCGTTCACCCTCTATGTTCCCAGACTCTTCTTTAACTTCATTGCTAACTGGTGATACTTTGTAGACCTTCACTGGATTCTTCTCAGCGCCCTTTGGCATCTTAGTCTCGCCAAAGAATCTTGCCTGCCCTGGATCACTTGTAGCCCATGCACGAGCCATGCGGCCTTCACCTTCAGTGACAGCAGGAAATATAAAACCACCACTTACATCTGCACGAGTGCCATGGTACATGGGGCCGAATTGCTGTTTAGATAGATTGTTGTTCATTAGAACAACTTATACTTGATTGAATCTGGTTTTTCTGAACTCAACTTCTTAGACATGTGTAGGGTGGCATCTGATGCTGCTTTACCTACATTAAGGATTGATCCTTCTGGAGTTGTCTTGTGCATGTAGTCAAACATCTGGCGGCCAATTCCTCCGCCTTTATACTGCTCGTGTACACGCATGTAGCCAATATTAGTATCTGCAATTGGCTTTGATTTTTCACGTACCTCATTGCCGTGCTGATCTTTAGTTACAAATGTTAAACCAGATTCACGAACAGGCTCACGATAAAAATCTGAGTAGCCAACTAATCCTGGCTCACCCTTTGGATTCTCTCTAACTCCGCCGCCCTTTGGATCAACTGTTCTTGGCGTTGAATCTTTTGGATCATATACAGAAAGACGACGTGCATCGCCGTAAGAACGGATCGGATGCTTGTATGCCGTCTCTTCAGGCATATCATGCTCAACGTAGTGTCTTCCTGCTGAGTCTTGGAATTCTGCATATCTGGCCATGAATGTATTGTGACATTATGGCTACTGTCTTAAATGGCTATTACAAAAAATTTAAAGGGCGTTGTTTTATGTTTTAGCAATGATCTACCACATAAGCCAAGAGATACCTCTTGTGCTATGTGGGATCTATATCATTAGAGTGAGTGTAGTGACCTCTCTCGTGGGTCCTCTGCCTATGACAGTTAGAACATACGACATCGCACTTGCGGATCTCTTTAATCATCTTCTCCCAACTGCCTGTCTTGTGTAGTGCTGCTGGTGTGAACTTCTTATCACTTGGATCACGATGGTCAAGGTCTAAGACATAATAAGGATATTTAACGCCGCAATCCATACATCCTCTATGTTCTTTGTACTTACGGATGTAATCACGTATCTGATCCTTCTTGGTCTTATTACGTAATAACTGGGCGCCCCTATTTTTAAGGTAGTACTTCTTACCCGCCTTTTTACTCGTCGCCTTAGCCTTATCGGACTTCCTGTCCTTATATGGCATATCTAGTTATTGCTGAGAAGAATACAAAAATGCCGCAACAATCCAGAGGAGTGCGATAATCACCGACAAGATCTTCATTACTAGATATACGGGATTACCAGCCTTGCGAGATACCCACAATACGTATATTGCTACGACGCTCACGCAAGTCAATGCTAAGAAGTCAGTTATTAAGATCATTTGATTCTCCGATCAGTTATTTACAATTTGAACAGTAATTAGGAACTCGCATATTGTCTGCGGAGATCACATAGTTCTTAGAACACCTGGAACAGGTGACCATGACTACATCCTTAGTACGACGATCTCTTCGCAACTCTAGACCAAATAGATACATGACTACTCCTCAAACTCAGTTGGTGGTAAATTGCCCCAAGTTGGGTTTCTTGCACCACACATCACGCAGGTTACTTGACCATCCATATCAAGATCAAACTCGCATTTAGTGGCGCAGTCATTAGTACTCATGGGATAAACCCTATACCCTCTTGGCTACTGCTTTGGTTAGTACTGAGAAAAAATTATTAGGGGCCTTCTTGGGCATCCTTAACTATCTGGGTTATTTGATCAATGGTAGGGGCCGATAAATTTAGACCTTTGATACCCTTAAGTATCTCCTTGGCCATCTGCAGGCGTGTACTAGCCTTTATCTCATCAAATAGGTGTGACTGCTGTTCCATAGCCTTATTGTATATAGTGGAGCGGATGACGAGACTCGAACTCGCAACATCCACCTTGGCAAGGTGGTGCGCTACCAATTGCGCTACATCCGCATATGACCTCATCCTAGACCTCTTTCGGCTACTGCTTTGGCTCAAACACCTCAACCATGTCTCCAACCTGGGGGGTCCCCTGTGCGCTCACGCTTAATGGTGGGGGGGTCTTGGCAATTTATTAGTGTTAACAATCTCCCCTGACTATTAATCAGGTGCGATCTTGTTAACATGCGCTCAATAACTATGTGTTCCACATGGCTTGATGACTATTTGATGACGGCACAACTAACTAGCGTTCGGCTACTGACTACGGCAACAGTTTGTTAATACGGATACCACCAGCCTATTAGCCAACTCTCCGAGTTGTTATCAGATCAATACATCATTAGTGCCTTATCTCCTTGTAATAACTCACATAACCAAACGCATACACACAACTACATAGCCACATGTTCCATGTATCAATACATATCTCTTGGCTCTCTTGGCATCACATAACTATTAACTATTCATTAGACATGGAACATGTATCTATCTATCTCTTATATATATATCTCTATTAGTTATTACTGGAAAAAAATACTTCGGGCGCAATTTCCCACATAACTAATTAACTAAACATCTCTCACAAGGCGCACACACTTAACTAACTAACTTCATGCACGCCCGTTAAAGTTAGTTCGCAACTAACTCGCTTCCACCACCGCCACCGCCACCATGAGTTAGTTCCAGCCCCCAGTTCGCCAGTTAGCCCCCACGCTCAGGCTCTCAGGCTCAATCGGGCAAATCGGACATTCCGCCACTCCTATCAGGTAATCAAGGTCAACTGGATTTTGTGCTAAAATCTGCTCAGGCACACAACGATAAAAGTTTGATCTTTTTAGAAACCTCTAGGGGCAAAAGATCAATAATTTTCAAGTGAAAAAAGCCTAGATAGAAATTGAAATCTAGTGAACTTAATAAGTCATTAAATCCTTCGGGAACTTATTAAGGTGATAGCAAATCAATTAACTATTAATTACATAGAGAATTAGGCAAACATAATCAATGTGTTTTCTATTAATTAATCATGGATAGTTTTGTTAATAACAAATGCCGACAGTATCCAATCTGATCTAAGCACTAAGAAGTTAATTAATAATAAATAAAATAAACATATTGCTATATGTGTTTTCTGCTATTACTGGCAATAAATAATCTGCGAATTATCTTTACCAGTAATAGTGGTGAATACATAATGTATTCAATACAACTTCATATAGAACTTAATTCCTTCCCCCCAACAAAAGGAATAAGTAATGAAAACAAATACATATATAGATACAAACGGAAATATCGTTGCTACTGGAACAATCTCAATTAACCAAATTGATCTCGTTCTATCTAATGGAACTCGGTTCTTTTCTACTCGTTCCGATAACTACACTCTTGATGTTTTGAAAAACTTAAACATCAACAAAATAGTCAAAGGACTAAAATAAATGGAAAACAAAAAAATGATCATTAATGATCTAACTTATGATGAAGTTGCGTTATTACTTACATCATTAAAAACCATGATAATAAAGATGAAGGAACTTGAAGCCCCTGAGTTCTTTATTGAAATGGCAATACCTTTGTTTGATCAGGTCGAGATTATTCTTGATGAAAAAGTGGCTGAACAAAAAGCGTTCATTGAATTGGTTAGCGACCAACTTGATGATGTTTTACTCGCTTCATCAATTATTGAAAAAGACCCTGATGTGGTAATACCTGAATACAAATAAATAAGTTTGTGTTAGTGATTGATTTTGGCTTTCACTAACACAATTCAATTCCCCAGTAATACAAACTAACAACTAACAGAAACGGAAAACAAAATGACTACAACAAATAACAAATCCTTCTTTGTTCCTTCGCTGGAACAAACTGGGCATTACATTGAACGATCTTTCGGTGGCGGTATTACCGAAACTCAAATGTATGACTATTCACTTGAAAACAAAATGAATGTGTTAATTGAAGGTGATGCTGGAACTGGTAAAACAACTTCCGCTATGGCTTACGCATCAAAACGCAAAATGAACT